TCTAGCTGTTCAACTGTCTTATTACTTCTTCTATATAGTAGCTCGTAGTTACAGTGCTATCTGCCTTTGTTCTCACAGTTTCTGTGAGTCTTACGACACAAGCCTTAGTCTTAGCGAATTCTTCATAACCATTGTTAATCCGATCCCTAAAAGCTTGGTCTCTCATACGAACACTTACCACTTCTCCATCCGGTAATTTACACTTCCAACCTGATGGGCCGTCGAAGTTTACCTGAGAAAAATAGATTGTCACTTGTTTTGTTTCGTCAGTTTGTTCTTCTAAAGTCTTAGCCGAGATAGACTTGTAATACCTTGCCTTGTTGCTGTCGATTTCTACGATTTCATTATCTTGTTCATCTTTAATTATGAACTTAGCATTATCTTTTCCAGCAACCGGAGTTTTTATTACTTGGTCCAGTTCTTTTCTTATATGGTGGTCTGTCACGATATCAGCGATTTGAGGGTCACACTCAACAATCTCACCATTTTCCAGCTCTAAATCTACTCTTTTACTCGAGTGATGAACTTTCGCAACAATCTTTTTATCCTTTATCTCTTCAAGTATGCCAAAAACTGTGTTTCCAGCTGCGCCTATGCCTAGACCAGTTAGGCCAATTGTACTCAATACGTTAGCACCGCCGCTATTAAGCCAAGTAACAAACTCAACTACAAAAGAACCTTCTTCGTGAGCTTTTACCTCAACTTGTATATTGGACTCTTCACCATTGAGCAACTTATCTGAGTACCTAAGTGCTCTACTCATACTAAGGATTGCTGTGCCTAATAGTTCCGCATCTATTGTGTGATCAGATGTTTCTGGCATGTCATAAGATATTTTAAATACTTCTTTTCTTGGATTTTGTACGTTAAAAGGCATTGCTTAAACCTAACTTATTGAATTTCTGGCTATGTTAAGAATAACGTAACATTTGGACAACTAATAAATGGGTTTCTTAGTCACAAAATTGAATATAAATCTGCATGCGTATAGGTAAATTTAATAAGACTTTCACCCCGTATTACTATACGGGGCGTATCAAATCGCCGACCTACAGTGCATCACCAAGAGTGCTCTGAGTCCTTTCCCAGCGCTGGCGAACAGATGTATATTTTTTGGTTGAGAATGTATATGTCTTGCTGTCGAAGCTAATAGTAACGTCGGAATTTCCAGAGAAGCTCTGTTTAACAAACTCAATACCGCGTTGGGATTGGGGAAGCCAAAACGCAGTACTAGAAGAGCATTTCTGGATGAATTTCACCCATTGATACTTAACTTTGACGGTCTTAAGCTTGTTTTTATCACTGGCGTAACAAAAACCGTTAGCATCAACAAAAGCCACAACTGAAGAGTTGTTTCCCCAAGAAACGATATTCGCAGAGAAATACTTATCTTCCTTTGATCTAACGTAGTGTGCTAATCCGCTAACAGTCCAATTTTGGGTGTCATCTGGTTTTATTAAGTCCGCATGAGCCAAATTTGACGCCAACAACAAAAGCATTAATGCATACTTAAACATCTATTTTCCTTAATGGATGTGGGTTAATTATTGGTTTTGGCAATGTTCTACATGAAAGAGGATTAAATATCAAACCAATTGCATTAATCGTTGACGCACCTAGCTCTAAGCTTCTCCTCCTCAGTTTTCGTCGTCGTCGCTTATTCGCTGTTGCTGTTTGTAAGGGCAATCATTTTCGGCACTCAAATGATAGTGTGCTGAGAGTTTGTCGAGTTGCAGTGGCATTGAACGCCACTAGTGTTGATAGTCTCTGGAAGGCCGATCTTGGCAGGAAGGAGGTGTGATTTTGTGGTTTCAGGTAGGGGAGTGGCGCTTCGCGCGTTTTCGCTCAGTGAAGTGAATCACTCCCTTAACCTATATCGAGTGAGCTTTTCCCTGCGGGGCTAGAGCGTCACAAGTGACAGGGGCTATCTGCGCACTAAGGGCGCCTAACATTAAAGAGATAGTCATGAGCACAGTTGATCATCGCACTTCTAACATGAGCCTTATATTTATCTCTGCAAGACTTACAAGCAGAAAGCAAGCGAAACGTATCATCAGTAGTCAAAGGACCTAAACAACGAGAACAAGAAACAGAGCGACTATTTTTAGCTAGAGATGAATTAACTATTTTAACCATGTGTTGAAACTCCTGTGTGAACGCACTTCTAATAAACAATGAGGATTTTTGCTTCCTCAGTCTCGGACGCTTCGCTTACTCGACATTGCGGCGAGCAGTATCAGTAGAAATGTTCTTGATACGAGATTTGACTAATCTGGCCGACTCTCCAAGTAGCCACATTACGCCATCATAGAAAAGCAATGCAGCGGTTACGCCAGCAAAGCTATAAAGGAAGAACGATTCAATGATGAACTCAATTTCTGCTTCAGTAAAAGTGATGGTTTCCATAGGAGATCCTTAAAAGAGTTTAATTTCAGGTGAACCAGAATCAGGGAGGCGTTCTAGAGTCTCTCTCTGAACTGGTTTGCAAAAGACGTTGAGGTTAACGGCCTGTTTGGTCAGTTTCAGGAAGCAATCATCATAGTGAACGTACTTGATATCGTTAGCGGCCAGAAACGAATCGGTGATGTGATAAGTTCCAAGCGGTGTTACGGCCTCCAGTGTGACAAAGAAGTCAAAGCCCTTATCAGAGCGTTTTGTGGAATGCCCCGTGTAGTACAAAGATTGGACGTCATACATACCCAACATATTCCGAAGAACTGCTAAACGAGCATCTGGATTAGAGGGACCAGTGTTAGACGAATCCCGATTCCCACCATCAGATAAAGAAGCATTGCTTTGAGCACCCTTTTCACCAGATTGATTAGCTTTTGAGGAATCGGAAGACGAAACTTCCGTCGCTTCCGGTTGCGAATCTTCCTCAGAGTAACGATCAACCAAATCGGATATTCCATATACCATGTACCCCACACAAAAAATAAAAAGTAAGCACACCGCTATAAACTTAGGGCTGCGAAAAACGATGTTCATCTGACCGGATGATTGTGCTTTACCAGTCGTTGTCGACTTGTAGAGAAGGAACGCATCCAAAGGAATTTTTTGGTCGGTCAAATTAGGATGAGAGCCTTTTGGAATGGAAGGTGTCGTAACGCTCTTATCATGCCGGAAAATGTAAGGTTTACGCTTAGTCCAAAAGAAACCATCACGACCTTTATGGAAGAAGCACTCTTCTGCACACGCCTTGATGCCCGAGTCTATCTGCTTCCAATCGGGTGACAAGAGTTCAATATCCCAGTTGTAATGTCGATGACGCATGAACCCCTCATTGAAGGTGAACGGATAAATAATTCGTCCGTCCTGGTCGTACTCTGCATGACCACAATCATCGATATCGCAAGGGTCTAACTCTTCCATATTGACAGGCACATAACGAGAGTTGAAAAAGTCTTCATAACCATCAGGAAGGTTTGGAAGGAATTCTTGTAGCGGCCTGTAACGAATCTTTTTGATATCAAAGCCAACCTTCGGCGAATAGATATCCTGACATTCATCAATGACTATCAAAGCCCCCAAAGGCGCCCAACAAAAGAAGTATTGCCAAAGCTCCAAACCACGCTCATTTTTGCTCGATATACGAATCAATTTAGAGGTTGATGGAAACTTAATATCTAAGCGCTCTTCCATGATGTGAAGTGGTGCCATGCCTTGGATGTTTGTCACCACTACGCGACCCGCTTTCAGAGCCTCAAGCACCGTAAAATAGGAGACATAAGAAGATTTGTATGAACCGTTAGCGCCAGTTCTAATACGTATGGCCATAGCGTTATAACCTCGACATTTTCATAACAAAGCCAGTCGCTAGAAAGTTGAAATAAACGTTAATTGCTTGAGGTATCTTGAACAGAAAAGCGTAGTAACGAATTTCACTAGGTAAGGCATTGAAGGCGGAAATAATGAACTCAGCAAAGCCGATTTCGTTTAGCAAAAATTCAGCAGTGCGATAAGACATTTCAACGTACTTAATGAGCATGTAGAGACGAATCTTTACGTACCAAGCATTGAGATAGATGAACAATTGCTCGAACCAGTTAGGTACGTTGGAAAAGAAATCAACCACCGTTTGACCAGCATCGCCTAGACCTTGAAGAAGAGATAAAATGAATTCCATATCAGTTCCCTAGCTGACGAACGCCAGCAAGAATAGCAACAAAGAGAATCGCGGCGGCAATCCAAGGAGCGACATCGACCAGAGCTGGAAAGACCGCAGACTTACCTGTTACTGTTTGGCCGTTCGCAATGGTGAACTGCATAGCATGGTCGTTAAACTCACCAACCTTAAGGCGAGACTCATCAAGACTAAACACGTTCTTAAATTCTTTGACCTTCTCATCGTATTGAGCCCCAAGTTCCTTTGCTTCAGCCTCTAGTTCCTCAATAGCACTAGGCTGATACAAAGGCATATCCACGAAGTCAATTTCACCCTCTGGTGCACGATGTGAATAGTCACCAGTAGACAGGCCGTCTTTGATATCTCCGACCCCCTTAGCAATATCGCTAATGCCAGAACCTAGACCCTCGACCGCAGCCTTAACATCGTTATTGGAACCAAACATGGTTGCACTGTTATAAATCGCACTGGTGAGGTTATTCCCCATACCTGTAATGGTGTTGTTTAAAGAGCTGGTCTGATTGTTAATGACGTTCTGAGTGTTGGTTGCAGCTCCATAGATAGAGCTGTTAAGGGAACCAATTTGATTATTGATGCTACTTAGAACGCTTGAATAGTCCGTAGAACCTAAACCATCGAGCTTTTGATTGATTTGCTGGAGATTAGTAGCGGCACTACTTGTGCTAGTCGCAATTGTATTGACCTTGGTATTGATGCTGTCCATCTTGCTTTCAATGGAATTGGTCTTAACCTTGATGGTATTCAAGGCAGCATCCATATCAGCAAAATGTTCTGTGCGAACTTGATCTAACTTATCGAGCAATCTTTTGGTGTAATTAGCACCGACAATCCCAGCACGGACAGAAAGAATTTGAGTCCTTTTGAGACCAGTAGCTGCCTCACCTGCAACGTTAAAACTTGATTCCTCAGCGTAATTAATCGCATCGTGCAAAGAACGAATATCAGCAGGGTAAGCACAAACACCACCGAGACAATCATCATCGCCACCGCCATTGTCACCACCACCGTTATCACCGCCGCCGTTATCGGGTTCAGGGAAGTCACCCCCTGCGACCATGCCATCACTATCAGGACATGCATTACCGTCTGTTATGAAATCACCAGTGCATCGTTCAGCATCAGGAAAGCAGACGGATACATCTTTAAGGACAGACTTACACGAGTTACCGCAAACGTACGGAGCATTACCGTACTTACTCCAATCCCAAGACACTCCTTCACGCTCGATACCGATAGCACACGAAGCCTTAGCAGAAACAGAAACGAGCACGGCAACCATAAGAGAGAAGATAACTAGAAGAGTGTTGATTGCGCTACGCATAGAAGAACCTAGAAGAAAAAACGCCCCCGAATTAGGAGGCGTTAACACCAGTATAAAAGCCGTAGAGGAACGCCATAAAAACAGATACAGCCAAAATAATCGTTACAACGTCCGACACTAGGCTAACCATGAGAACCCCTTAGCGCATACCGCCAGTAATACGTCCTAGACCAAAGGCAAGAGCAGCAAGACCAATCAAGCCGACAACAACAAGTGAGTAGTTGGACGTACCCGCAGCAATGGCATCATTAATTGCCTTAGTTATAGGGTTTTCATTCGCAAATGCAGAAGCAGAAGCGAAAAGCGCACCGCCTGCGATTGCTACTTTTGATGCGTATTTCTTAGCTGTATTTAGATATTTCATAGTGATATTTCCGTTGTTAGTGAGTTGTTTAGGGCTATCTACGCCCCATAGTTTTTACGATTCTTCCCAGTACGTGACCCGATACAAACGAAAGCAATAGATACCCCGAAACAAGTTGATAAAGGTCAGAATCGATAGTGAGTGACCCTGAGACAGTCTGCGTTAGCTGGTTGACTTCCTCAGCGGTCAAAATCATGTAATCGCACAGATTCGGTGAGCTGATGAAATACCCGCTATGTTCGATTACACACTTAGCCATGCGTTAAGCCTTGCCACTAAATGGCTTGATATCGACAACAATGTTTCGTGCCGGATTCTGAGGGTCAGCATCAAGATGAAGCTCACACGTCATTGGAAATTGCGTTTCCAGCTCCTTAAACGCAGCGACCAGAGACGGGTTAGGGTTCATGGCAATTTGCTTTTGAACCAGACCCACAGGCTTACATTCGCCTTTTTCTGATTTCCAGCCTTCATTAGGAGCGAGGTAGTTCACCTGTGCAAAGTTGTAAGGACGGTCATCCTTTTTGGATAGACCTTGAGAGTGTTCACAACCGATGACAACAACTGTTAATGGCATAATATTTCTCCAGTTTTTTCTAGATGGAAGTCCCGACCGACTGGAAAGTTAATGCGGTCGGGGATGTCTGTTAATTCGAGCCCCTTAGTGAGGGTTTCGAGTATGTGTGCATCGTCGTCGTACAGTTGGCGCATGGCATTGACCAGCTTCCCGTACTGAACGCGAGCGTGTTTAACCGCATTTTCAAATGAGGTCATAAATTGAATCTTGGTGGTCGAAATCCGGATGGGTTCGACGTCATCAATCAGAGAGGCAAGGGCAGGGTATGCACCTGCAAAATACGGATCAGGTTCGATTAGAATATCGAGTGGAATTACCCTGTAACGGTTTCCTATCTGGACTTCAAAGCGGTTCCAGTTGGGATACTCTTCACATTTCATTTGAGCCGCCTTGTCATAGGCGCGGAATACCTTTCCGTTTTCACGAGCACCGACATAGAACGTATGCCCAGAATCAGGCACTAAACCACATTTCTTACGGTCTTCTTTACTCATGCCTTTACCGCCCCAGAACTCGCCCCAACTAGGAGGCGTACCGCGAGTGATAAACTCACCATCGATGTATTTCTGTTTGATATCTTCAATCGATACGTTGCCTTGAAGATCATCCAGAGCTAGGTCTACACGAGTGAGCTTTGTGCCGACCATTTGTTTTAATGCCTTATGTAGCGCTTCCATGTTGATGGCCTCACAGCCTTTACCGGAAAACGACACGTAATAGCCAAAGTTCGCGGCACCCCAAGCGACTAAGCCAGCTTGAGTACCATTGCAAAGAAGCTTTGCAGAATAGCGGTATCCTGAAAAACCACCTCGACGTTCCATAGTCCAGACATTGTTTTTCTCATAGCTGATTTCGTTTTCGAGCAATTCAAGAAACGATTCGACTTCACCGTGACAAAGGGTATCGAGCATATCGATACCGATGTTTGAGATCAGGTGCTGGTAACATTCGTTAAAAGATACGTCTGTGTTGACCACCAAATCAGCGTTAACCAACTCCTTATCAATGGCCGCAAAATACAGGTCGCGATTGGCGAAGTTTTCAGACTCGACACAGCCTAAGACCTGAGCCAAGTTTTCGGCAAAGTGCATGATTTTGGTTTGCTCTCGATGCTTGATAGCCACCGCATTTTGAGATTCAAACTCGTTGATTTGCTCAAGGCAGAAACGTTGCTTCGCCATTTCCTTGCAGCGTTCCAAAAGAAGCGGGGAACCTGAAAAGCTCACATAGTCGATTACAGTTCTATTCATCACGGAACACTCGATCAAAAGCACCATTGGCACGAAGTTCAGGCTCATTTTCGTGCGTGATTTCAATCAGTTCTCGGTCTGATTCACACGCATAGAGATACATTTCATGTTTGGATTTGAAGTATTCCGGCATCCCATCAATCGAACACCAGAAGCCATCCGAGTGATGCTCGAAGTAGACAGGATTCTTACGAGTGGGTTTAGCAGCGAAGCTCATGGAGTTCTCCAAACAGGCTCTGTGAATTACGATTTTTCGTAAGTCTAATTACGGAAAATCGTAACTGCAAGATACGAAAATCCGTAATTAATAAGCTAAAATCGAGGTAAAGGAGAAATTGCTATGTATCAAAGTCAGCTGTTAGATGCCTATAAAAAGGCTCAAAACTACGTACAAGACAAACAAATAGCGCACGACCTTAATGTAAAGGCGTCTAGAATCAGTGAAATGCGCAAAGGACGTCGGTATATCTCTGATTCAGAAGCAGTTTTTCTTGCGGAGAATTCAGGAATTGACCCAGAGTTAGCTTTATTAGGTTGTCACGCTGATCGCAACGACAATCCGGACATCAAAGCGATGTGGGAAAGCATCGCAAAAAAGTTTAACGGGCGCGGTTTACAAGGAATATCAATGGCTTGCGGAGGCTTGGCTATGTGGATTAGCAGCCCGAATGGAGTAATTACTCAGTGCGTATTACGTACATTATGTTAAATAATGAATGTAATGCCATAACTTCACACTAAACAAGTCAATGAGCTAGCTGTTTGGTACCCTTTTTTTAGCATCGTATTTTTTCGGCTTTTTTGCTCGGTTAACTCAGGCTGAATTTTTCAGCATAGTGGGCAATAAGCGCAGCGTCTAAACGGTCGTTCTTAGCTCTTTGTCCGATAGCCCCAGCGAACATTTTTTATCCTCAAAAGATTAGCGATGACATAGGGTAGATTTGCTTGGACACAAGCAAGGATGAAGGGCATTTCTAATCGTCCAGTAGCTTCAATTACGACACGCGTGACATTTTTCATTACATCGTTGGTTTTCGTGTTTACGGTTGTCTAGTCTCTTCACCTCCGTAGATCCTCCGTACAAATTGTGTAAGTCCAAACTTTGCACTACAATAATCATCATTACGGAATGTATCCGTACGAAGGAGATTTT